AAATTCTAAAACTTCTGAACTCTGAATGGGTTCAAATGTATTTTTAGAACTTTGTCCAGATGTTCCTTCATTATTGGATAAAGAAGAGTTTTTAAAGTCATCTACAAAAAATCCACTCTTAAATCTATTATTTCCATCTGCATCTTGAACTTGAAGAACTTCAGTTCCAAGTTCAAGTAAAGATAATGAGGTGAGAGTTTCTAATTGTTCAACTCTATCTTCAAGTCTACCAATATCTCTCATAGTATATCTTCTATTATCAACCAATGATATTAATGCATCATTCGGATTGTACAGATATGCTGGAAGAGTTATTGTTCCCAAATCCATTAGTTGATCTGGATTTGCATTTATTGGTTCTTTTGGATTTCTTGCCGAAGTTCCTTTTTGAACAATAAAATTGCCAAAAGTATCTAAGAATATTTTGTCTATTCTTGGTAAGTAATAATCATATCCAATAAGAGAATCTTCTTTAGGTTTTAAAACTAACTTTGGTAGTGTTCCAAAAGTTCTTGATCCAAAGTCAAATGGTGACTTATCAGTGGCAACAAATTGAGACACTCTTGGTCTAAAGTCCAAAGTATCGGAAGCTCTTACTTTCTTGGTTCCTATTTCTGGAATATCTTCGGCATATCTATCCTTGTCATAACTAAGGACAGTATAAACGTCACCATTATCTGATGCTGGTATAGTATAATGATCAAATATAACTTTAAGACGTTTTGATGGAATAGATGTGTTTAGTTTTCTAACCAATCTTGAATAGTCATAATATTGATCTTTTTGACCTTTATCTAAGGTAAATTCATTCGTCAAATCTTTATATGCGCCAGGAGTTACTGTTTGTATGTTTGCGGAAGAATTACTCTCTGCAAATTTTACGGAATGTCCAGAAACAAATCTTTCCTGATTTAAATAAACAATATCAATAACATTAGAACTCTTAGATACTACTCTACCAATAGCATTGTTTATTGTGCTTAAAATATTTTCTCCAATAATAGCATTTGTTACAATGGAAGTATCTGCAAATTGTATCTTATCTAAAATTGGAGCACTAGTTCCGGTTGATTCATAAATTGCTAAAACTTTAACAACATCTGGATAATTTAAAGATATTTCCTCATCTTGAACTCTTAATCCATAATTTTTATTGTATGTCAACCCATCATCTATTGAGTTATTTGAGTTTGATCCTGCAGTTCCAGATTGTAAATTCTTAGAATAAACAACATCAAGAGAAGTACTTCTTGTATATTCCTTTATCTTACTTTGAATACCATTCTTTGAAAGAGTGGAATTAACTACAACATTACTTCCATTTTGCAGTCCAGTAATAGTAACTGTATTGGTCGCACCATTGAGACTGAATGAATCTGATGTTACTGTGCCTATTCCACCACCGCTATAGTGAACTGAATATCTTTCTTCATCAAATCCTTTAAAGAAAGCACTTGATATTCCTGCAATATTATCTAAGTCAAATGTTAATGTGCCGGAAGCAATAGTTAAATTTGTTATTTGTTCCGAAACTGCTAATGATGATCCTGAAAGATTTACTGATTCGATATTGGAATCTGGAAGTTCTGCATAGAGGTATCCTTTATCTTGATTTCTCAGTGTTGGAACGCCAAGTTTAATTTGTGAGTAGGTTCCATCAACAACAGCACCATCAGATACTCCAGAAACGGTTGTTCCAATTCCAACAGAAAGTGATGTTGTATTATTCGCCGTAACTCTATTAAAAGTTTCATCACCAGAAGCAGTTTGATATCTAATAATATCACCAACTTTAATACTTGTGAATATTTTTCCGGGACTTACAAGTGTTCCACCACTAATAGTTCCTCCAACAACACCATTAGGGAGATTGATAGAATCTAAAAGAGAATCTGCGGTGAAATCTGGAAAATTGGAAACACCAGTTTGAGAAACTGACTTAATGTCCCTTGTTCCATATGAAATGACGGATGCTACTGTTGCGGAAGCATCAACACCATTAATAATTAATTGTTCTCCAACAGAAAATGTTCCAGAAGTTTGTCTTACACTTACAGTGCTTCCAGAACCAGAGGAAACTGCATATCCGCTCGCACCACTACTCTTACCTTTAATGTAAGATGAAGTTATTAATCCCAGAGGTGCTACTGGTGTATTTAAGGTGAGAGAAGTGTAAGTCTGAACATCATAAAGGTACAGATCCCAATTTGTAGATCCATCTTGATATGCAGAACTAGATAGGTTAAATGTATAAACTCTGGCATCACCAATCTTTGTTCCACCACCACCAACAAATTTATCATAAAGATCAATAGATTCCTTCTGCTTTGGTGCTCCACTTACATTATTGACTCTAAGAAGGTTCCCCATCTCAAAAGGAATGATCGCGGATGAAATAGATCCGGTATCTCTTGGTTTTTCTACATCTAAAATTGTCCCGACTGGTTTTTCTACATTATATCCACCAACATATGCCTCACCAGAAGACAATTTAACACACATCAAATCATCTGATGGTGTTCTTTGCTGATCCGTAAATTGATCGTCAAAAAACAATCCATCATTTCCAAGTTTATCATTTAAAGAATTGTGGACGGATATATTGAAGTTTTCTAATGCATAATGTCCAGATTCTTCATATGTTCTTTCCGCAAAATAATCTCCAAGTCTTGCAAGTTCTGTTTTAGTTGTAATCTTTTTGATCTTACCGTCAGATACTCTGAGCAATTCTACAAAATCAGTGTCATTGGTATCTGTTAATAATTTTTTAGTTAAAGTTAAATTTATTTGTAATCTATCTGCTCCAGGTGCGGAAAAATTTGAAAATCCTTTAGCATTATCATATAAAGAATTATCATCTTTTGCATTTACAGTCAGTTCTTGAATTTTTAGACCAACTCTATATGAAGGAGTATTTGTATAATTGTCTAAAATAATAGTTTGCTTGGAAACATTTGCAAAAAACCCTCTGATAAAGTATGTTCCTTCTCCAATAGATGCTGCAGAACCTATTGAAGTTGCATTTAAGTCAATAAGAGATGCGAATGGAGTTCCTGAATTAATTACAGTATTTCCATAAGTTACATTTTCACTAGCAAATAGAGATTCTCCATCCTCAAACTGTTCGAAAACAAAGTTATTATTTGAATCTACATATTTTACATAAATTGTCAAATCTTCAACTTGACCCCCATCTGGAAGAGATACAAATTGAACAGTTGCTGTAGACCCAGAAGATTGTCCTGTTATCTTTTTGCCAATAAAGTTATTGATGTATAAAGAAACGTCTACACCAAAATTCGTGGAGTTTAACTTTACGGCATAATACTGATTATCGTAGGTTATATTTCCAGGACTTACTACGGTTCCATCTTTAAAAATATAACTACCAAAAGACTCAACTTGATTTTGTAAAATAGATTGGAGGGTTGTTAATTCCCTCGCTTGGACTGGATATCCTGGCTTAAATAAGACCTTATAAAAATTTTTATTTGAGTCAAAATCGTCAAAATATGGATTAACGTTTAAGTCTGTTTTTTGTGCCATCTTTTTTTAGAATTCCAGAATGATTTTAATGTCTTCTTTTTGCCTAATGTTTCTTTGTACTTCAGGCTTGTTATCAATGTAAATAATATCCCCTGTCTTTTTATTTATCTCTGGACTTGCAAGACCAGATGTGAAAGTAACACCAAGATCAACCCCGTTAAAACTACTTCCACTGAATCCATCAGAGACTGTTGCTGTTTGACCTGATGGTGATGAAAATGTGATGGTGCTAGTGGAATTGAAATTCGTAACAGTAGATCCAATAGAAACTCCTGTATAATCAATTTGATCTTTTTGGTTGTTAAAGTATAAAGATCTATCTCTATAGTATTTTAGAACCTTTGTTGATGAATCATATGAGGCAACATAACCCTTTGCAATGCCCACTCCCACTTGCTCTTGTGTGATTTTTTCACCAATCACTGGAGTTCCAGAATAAGAATCAGTTAATTTTATTGCATATAATGATGAATATGTTGATCCTGTATATGTTACAGAAGAGGATTGAGATTGTGGATTTTTAATTAATCCAACTTGTGCAAATTTTGTATCAATCGGAAAATCTTTTGTAGAATCATCAAATCTGGAATATACTAAAACTCTATCGGCACCTAACTCTGTATAAATGTCGTATCCATGACCTTTTGATGGTGGGATGATTGGTATTAACTTAGCACCATTACCAACTCCCAAATCCACTACTCCCCAGGTATAGTCACTTCCACCATCTACTACGTCTGCCTTTGTAATTTTACCTGCGTTAGTTGTTATTTGAACTGTAGCACCAGTACCATCACCCAGAATATTGTAAGTTCCATCACTATATCCACTAGTACCAGCAGACTCAATGTAAACTTTTTTTATTTGACCGGAAGTAGTAGCCCCATCTCTAACTCTAGATATTTCTGGATCTGTAGATGTTGACCAATTATTAGGAAGAACAATATACTCTGTTGAGTCAAATTTTACAATATCACTTGGAGATACTGTAAACAGATATTTCCAAGAATAATCATCACCACTAGGTTTAGAAGGTAATAGGTCAGTTGATGTTGGTTCAAATTTTGATCTACTACCCTTTACCAAAGATCCAGAAGATCCATTATCAATACAAATATAAACTCTAAAATCTTTATTAATCACATAATAGTTTGAATCATATAATCTTGCCGACTTTGAATTTGGAGATTCGTTTGTACTACTATAATCATGTCTGTACATATCATATTGTGTATTAGAAGTCCATTGTACTTTTCTTATGACTCTTCTAACGTTATCGCCAGTAATTCTTTTTCCAAATAGAGAAGTATCTCTATAATGTGTCATATATTGTAAATTATCTACTGGATTTGGTCCATTTCCAACATTTTGGGTGTCCCAAGTACTAGTTCTACCAAACCCAACAGATGGATCTTTGGCATTTGACAATCCTAGAAAAACATAGTATGAATTATTTGTATCCAAAACAGAGTCTACAAAATTACTCGCATTAAGTATTCTAAATTGATCTGTTACTACGGCAGACATATTAATAGTTTTTTAGATATTTATACAGTGTGTGTAATATTAGATTCTGTAAATTGAACCTGTTTGTCTCAATGTGGTGTCTCCACCCCTTCTCATAATAACTGGGTATGTTGACAATCCAGAAACCACCCTTCCAGTTACTCCAATAGATATTGGATTTAATCTTTCCAAATCGACAGTATTTGACAATCTCCCCCAAGAGAATTTTCCAACCTTTCCTGTAGTATCAATTCCAACTAAATTTGAATTGGAATCAACATAGCAAGTAACAATACCAGCAGGGGAAGAACCGGGAGTTACAGAAACCTGTTGAACATGATAAATGTTGTCTAGGTATGTAGAACCAATTGCTACAACATCAGAATCGCTGGATGAAAGAATGGATGTAACTCCACTTCCAACTTTTGTGTCTGTAATATAAATTGGATATCCTGTGCTTATATCCGACACATCATCCAATTCAAATTCAATTCCCAGAGGAGAGCTACCAGTAGAAGCAATCCCTATAACATCTCCAGAATTTCCTATAATATTTGTAAAATTACTAATAAGTTCAACATACTCTACAGGGTCTGTTGTTCCAATTCCAACAGAAACATTATCTACGACCAATGCATTAAAAGATGATAGGTCTGGATCTTCATATCTGAATAAATCAATACTATCAACAAATATCATATTTGCACTGGTATCAACATCAGATATAATATTTGCTGTGGGGAAAACAAGTGATTTTAAAGAATCTCTTTCTTTTGAAACATTTTCTCCATTTATTTTTTTATCGGATTTTTGTTTCGTCCACTTAACTGGTTTCCAATCTAACTCGTTTATCCCAACTCCGCTATATGGATTAGTTTCAACCACGTCTGAAGATGATATGTTAGTTACAACTCTACCCTGTTGATCAATACCAATTTCCCCAGCAAGAGATGTAAGAGTATCACCAACTTGAATTGTTGTATTTGTGTTTCCAGATCTTACATCATTTCCAGATCCTTTATAGAAATATATTGATATGTTATCATCTTCTTTAGGGGGGTTTGTAAATTGGAAAGAAGTTCCTCCACCAAAAATATATGATGTTCCTGGAACCTGAAGAATTCCATTTATAAAAATTAAAAGACAACTTGCAAGATCAACATCTCCGTCCTCAGGAAGTTCAAAACTACGTAGTTCTCCATTATAGTTGAGTGGGAAAGTAACTCTAGATCCATCTTGATATTCTTTTATAGAATCAATAAAATCTAATTCTCCAAATTCCCAAGCAGCAAAGGTATCTGAATAAGTTTCAAGAACCGTTATTTCAAAATCTTGAAGTGGACTTGATAGACTTCCATCGGTGACAAGTCCTACTGGTTTGAATACATCACCTTTTCTAAAACCATAACCAATCTTAGAAAATTCAAACTCAGTGACACCAAAATAAGTTGCTCCTGCTCCCGTTTCTCCAACAGGTCCAACGGAAAGACTCATTGAAAGTCCTATTCCAGTAGTAGTTGTTGTTCCAATTCCAATTCTAGAAACACCAACAACTGAAAGATTTTCATATGATGGAGATGAAACTAATATAGATGGATTATTGTAATTGCTTCCTTCTCCATCAATAGAAAAGGTTAGAGTTCCGCCAGCACCGACAACTGCAGTAATTGTTGCAGCTGCTCCAGAATGTCCTGTTTCTGTAATAGCAACACTTACCAATCCATAATATCCAGATCCAAATGTTCCTCCAATAAGGTCTGTAGTAATACCAGCAATAGTTCCTCCTGCGCCAACTATGGCAGTCACAGATGCTCCCACAAGAGGTGCAAAACCAAGTCCAGGGGTAGATCCATAAGAAACAATAATTCCTCCCCTTGGAGTTTGATTTTGATTTACATCAACATCAGATGTAATATAAATTGCTGGATCAGAATTTGCGCTAGTTATACCAGAGAAAACAATCGTGGTTATTCCTGGTGATGGAGATGTATTCTCAAAAATATTAAAGTTGCCATTTGGATTGTTGTCTGTTGATGGTTGTTGGAATATTCCATTTATGAGAACAATTCCGTTTCCACCACCTGTTCCAATTCCAGATGTGTTTAGTCCTGATGTTGTTAAAGTAAATGTCCTACCAATTCCATTAAATTCATTGGATATGTCATCATATATTTTATTAGTTGCGTAATCAGATCTTAAAAATACTCTACCATTAAAATCGGATGTTTCAAAATCTAAATTAGATTTAGTTTTATCTATTTGAGGATTACCCCTTGGTGCTTGAGTAAAGTGGATAACATTTTCAACAATATTAAATGAACCTCTGTAGATATCGACTGTATTTCCATTTGAATGATTTGTTGCACTAGTCCCAACAAATCCTCTATCAACGTCTACAACATTAAATGTGCCTATTCCTGTTACTGGACCAACACTCGAAGTTCCCAATCCAACATTGTTCACTCTCATATATTCATTATTAACTTTTAGAATATCTAATGGATTAATCGATGATATTCCAGACAGAGTAAATGTGTTTGTTGTCGTTCCAATAGATCCTGATAATGTAGTAGATGCACCGGAGAACGTTATAGGATGTTGTATGGCATCATCAACTACAATTATTGATTTAGTGCTCTTATTCGCCATTTCAAACTGGTGAATATTTCCACCACCAAGATCTGTAAATGTTACCGCAGCTCCACTTCTTGTTGTTGATATTTGGAAACTTTCTCTGTTAAAATCTGTTACTACAGCAAACACAGTCGATGGTAAAGTGTCAGTTACTCCACTAGTAAAGTTTGTATAAGTCATTGCTGTGGTAGCAATACCAATTATTGAAGATTTTGGAGTATAAATCAATTCTTCACCATTCTTGAAGAAGTGATTGTTTATATTAAAAGTTCCAGTAGTAGAGGTGAGAGCGTTAGTGTCCTGAGGATCGAATACTTTTACAAAAATTGGAGTTCCATTATGTGTAAGGGCAAAATTAGTTTTGTTAATTCTATCTCCGTTGATGGCATTATAAAATTTGAGGTCGATATCTTCACGTATTTTTCCATATTCAAGAGCAGGTGGCACATTAGAAATATCTAAGTCGGTATAGAATAATTCACTAAGTGCTGATACTGTAATAGTTGATGCAGAATAATCTGAATCAGGTGTGAAAGTGAGGTCTAATGTGGATCCAGAATTATTACCTCCAAATGTGCCTATTCCCATAGCAGTATCAAAAGTAGTAATACCACTTACAGAGAGAAGGGATGATTGAGTGATATGTACATCAGAAGTGTCCTGAATCATATAAACTTGATGTACGGACTTGATTGTTCCAATTCCTACTTCAACAAGAGATTTTACTGCGTTGAATTTATTTTTGTCTATCGATAAAACTGTTGTTACTCCAACTCCGACTACATTATTCGACTGATAAATGATAGTTCTTTCACTTCCGTCAGGTTGTCTTTCCAACTTGAATCTATATGATCCACCAACACCAGGTGTTGATGTTGTTCCAAATCCCACTACTTTTGCTCTTAATGTGTTTGTATTTTGTGTGTTATTTGTGTAACTCAAAGAAAGAATATCATTTGAGATATCTGATGTAAATGAACCCATAAAATTACCAGAGTATCCACCAGTTTGAATCTCTGAGTCGAAATAATATTCAGAAATGTATGTGTTTTCCCCATCATGAGTTAAGTACAACTCAACAAAATTCATATCATTTGTTGTATTGTCTATAACTTGAACATTTGCATATAAAGAACCAAAGTTGTTAGTATTAACTCCAACTAAAGTTGTTGTAATTCCAGAAGTTGCCGTTTCATTTTTACCAATAATATCAATAAAACCAACAGAAGTAGTTCCAATTCCGACAATCGAATCTTCAAAAATGACTTTATGTATCTTCAAATCATAATCAGTATCATAAGGATCCTCAGGAACAAATCTAAAGTAAGAATCATTAAACTCATCTACAACTAAATCAAAAGATCCTGGATTAATGGTTTGATTTGAAACATTACCCTTACGAAGAATATAATTATCAACCTTATCACTCAATATTACAATCTCTGCAAATTGAACTTTAGTATTATCCAAATTAGAAACACTAATCAAATAACTATCATAAGAATTTGTATTGTCTAATTTTGAAATATTTAAAAATTCGGTAGGAGAATCTTCAAAGTACGAGAATTGACTGCTAATATCGTCTATTGATAATACATTATTTTCTTTTGACTCAAAGAAGTCCGCAAGTTTTTGATTTTTGAAGGCCAAAAACTTGGATGTTCCGCTAATAACATTATAATCTTTTACAAAGTCGAAATTGTAAATAGAATCAACTCTTTCGTCACCTAAGACATTATAAAGATACACACTAGAATCTGTAGATCCAATTCCTGATATATTAACAGTTTTTTTAATTTCAGTATCAGCAAAGTTCTTCATTCCACTTGTATGAAGAACGTTGAATACTGATGACTCTAAAGTTGAATATTTTTTGCTACTTTTTACAGTATATGATAAGTTTTGATAATAATCATTGTCTGGTATAACCTGGAAATCTGAATTTAATTTTCCAAAATCATCATTCCATCCAAAATTTTTCAATACTGAATAATTGATTGAATAATTTGTATCATTTTTGTCTATTGAATGAATAGTTGCAGAAGATCCACTTTCGCTGCCGATAACAACTTGACCTACTGACAATTCATACGTTCCATTAACTTCCAAGAAATATCCATCAAAGTTAAGAACATTTAAATCAATATTATTGTTTTCTAAAGTGAGAATCTCATTTTTTTCAAAAGTTGATTTTTTCTGTGTGATTGTAAATGTTGGATAATCGTCTTCAAGAATTAATACTCCCGATCCATCTTGTATTGTTTTCGCTATTCCAGGATTAGTTGTTATTCCAGAAATATCAATTTTAATTTCATCATATGGTGAAGATATCGTTACTCCTGCAACAGTAAAGAAGTCATATGAATAATCTTCACAATTAAATCCAGATCCAGTTGTACTAAATTTCTGTATTCCTTCAATAAAAACTTTATCGTTTGTTGCAAAGTAGGGAACTCCACTAACAGGTTTTGTTATAAAACAAGTAAATATTCCTGTTGAATCTGACTGAACTTTATGAATTGTAAATCCATTGTTATTATTAACGGTACGAATTTTGACCTCAGTATCAGGGAGACCTTTTGGAGGTGAAATGATATTTACAAATTGAATAGAACTTCCAGAAAGTTCTGCCTCAAGAACTCCGGAATTTATTTTTTTACCAGAATCAGAATCTACAATTACAATATCTGGTGTAGAAATAAATCCATTTCCTCCACTAACAACAGATACCGATTCCAATTCATTTGCATCTTTTACAACGACCAATGGAGAAATATTTGCTTTTGGTTGTAAAGTTGGATCACTAGGATATTCAAATTCATCATTATTTGTTTTTATAGATTTTATTACCCCAATAGTATTTGATTTTGCTACAACATTAGCTCCTTTTCCATTGGCAGAAGTTATGCTACTCAATGTTGGTAATTTTTTATATCCACCACCACTAGAAATTATTTTAAATCCATCAATCGGCCCAGAAGCAGTGGTAGAAGTTGTTGTATATACTACACTATCACACTCAGTAGATGTATATGAGAGTCTTTCTGGGTTTTGATAGAGAACAATATCAAATGTAGTTGTTCCAACTCCAACAACACTGTAAGTATTATTATAATCACTATCAGTTAATAGTATTTCGGAATAATTCTGAACATCTGTATCCGTCGTACTAATAGAACCAGATTTTTCTAAGGTGTAGAATAATTTTTCTGGTAATGAAGAGTCGTATGAAATAGTGAGTGTAGTTCCAACTAAAGAATAATTGAAGGATCCTGTTGATCCGGTAGAAACAAATTCATTCTTAAATTGATTATCAGTATAGATTTTAAAATTATATCCCGAAAGTGACGAATCAGATAAATCAAATACCAAGTCATTATTTCTTATAGAAACTATTCTTGGATTAATCTTAGCAATTGTTTGAGATGATCCACCAGTTCCTGCAATGCTTACAACGGTTGGAGGATTTAATAGAGAATCTTTCTTTGTTTCACATAATTTAATTTGATCATCATCGACTTTGTAAACATAGAAACTTCCTGTCGATAATCCGGAAGCAACTATATCTGCAGAATAGTTGACTTTATCGCCCGTGTTTAAATTGTGATTTGTAAGTGTTAATGTATCTGATGAAGTGTTGATTCCTGTAGAGTTAAATCCGATAGGATTTACTAATATATTAGAACTATTAAAATCTCTTGTGATTTTAACCGATGTAGATGTTCCAATACCAACAGAAAGACTGGGTTGAACATTTAATGAGATAACATCATTTTCAAGTAATCCATGCGCTGTTGATACAGATACTGTAGTTTTTATTCTAGAAACAGTTCCAGTTATCTGTGGATAAATCGACTCAAAAAGATACTTATCATTATCATCCCCATTACTGTGGAAAAATAACTCCGAAGAACTTAATTCTGTTTTTAATCCAACTAAGTCTTTTCCTTTGTTTACAACATACAAAGTTAATGGTAAACTACTTACAGAAATTCCATCGGTTGATATGGAAATATTAGTTCCATTACTTGCATATGAAATTTGTTGATTATTTTTAAATGGGTGATTTTCTATGTAAATTGATTTTGTAGGAATACTTCTAGTAATATTAGATCCGCCAAAATCAAAAGATACTGAAGTGGATAGTCCCACTATTGTACCAATACCTACAGATTCTTGAGGATTGAAATATACTTTATCATTTAACTTAGATTCAAAATACTCTACTTCTTTTGGTATGGTAAATGAATCGGAATTAAAACTTACTGTCGTATTCTGATTGTGCGATACATTAGTCAATCCTCTTTCTACTCTAAGTATACCTTTTTGTTTGAAGGTATTGAGAACCATCAAGGTTTCAGTTCCAATTCCGATGCTGCTTCCAGCGGAAACACTCTCTGGAATATATGATACATATATTTCTGTGGTTCCAATACTAGCAGCACTAGTAATTGAAGATATAAGTGATGTTGATTCTGGAGAAATTGCTACTTTATGAATTCCATTTAGATTAGATAATGTAGATGCAAATCCAGAGATAGAAATGTAATCTCCAGTTTTCAGAGAGTGGTTAGGTAGAATATTTACCTTTACACTATTAACATCATTCCAAGTGAATAATGCTTGAGGATAAGTGAGAGAGGATGTCTCTAATTTGGTAATACTTTTTCCTTTTAGAGATGAAACTATCGCATCAACACCTCCACCCGATATTGATCTATCAAAGTTTAAAGAATCTCCTACCTTGTAATTATCCCCCGCATTTATAACCGAGAAATTATCAACAGATCCAAAAGAAACCGATTCAACAGTAACTTCTTGTTTTTTAATATCATCAATTTCTATGAAATAGTCATAACTAGATCCAATATCAGAAACTTTGTATGGGAAAGTATTTCTGAGAAGTGTTGAAGATTTAAAATCAAATTCTTGATTTAATGACTGATTTTCAGATAAAGTTTCCGAATGATATTCATTGCCAATAAAATATGGAAATGTTGGTGTTCCCGAAGATTCTACTGTCGCATGATAGGCATAGACGCCATTTGGAAACTCTGGTGTTTTTTCAAATCTTCCATTTTTTTGGTCTAATGAACCACTATTAGTATATTGATAATCTTCAATGAAAAATCCCTCAGCAAATCCACTTGGTCTATCTAAAACTTTTGTTATGTTTTTAGAATAACCGGAAGTCAATCTTGTAATAGATGTTTTATCTTCTGGATTTGAATATCCAAATGGACCATATATCGGATTTCCATCATAAGCCCATCCAATAATTCCTGAAATCTTAGGATTTACTGAATTTGAAGCACTTTCTCCAAATGAATCCCTTAAAGAGTTAAAATATCCAGATACTGTATATTTTAATTTGTTGTCAGATTCTACTAAAATTTCACTTCCAGAATTTTCATCCCCAAGTTTCAAATTAGCATTAACAGTCAAAGACCTAATGTTTGATTTAAGTGATGCACCTTTTCCAGAAGAAACAACATTAATATATGATGAAGTAGAATATCCAATGCCAGCGTTAATAACTTTTACTTCAGTTATTGCACCATTTGAAATAATTGGTCTAAGTTTTGCTCCAGATCCTTTATTTGTAGGGTCAATAACTACTAAATCTGGAACTGAGTAATATTCAATTCCCCCATATTGAATTGTTACCGAATTTATAGATCCATTTAAAATATTTGGTGATATATTGGCATACTTTCCATTTTTTATTTGTACCGTCGGGGAATTTTCATAGTTTAATACTGTAGATCCATATCCAGTTCCTTTATTGTAGAGATATAGTTGATCAATACTTCCCCTAACTACAGGAGTAACTAAAAGATTCTGATAAACTTGTGTACTTGTTGAAAATCCTACTGGATTATATTTTATAGTAACTGAAATATCTGGATATTTGAAATATTGATATCCATTACCAGAAGTTGAGAATTTTACAAAATTTTCTCTATTATAATTTGAGGTTATTGTTCCACCAATCCCAGCATCACATAATCTAAATGAATCATCATCAATTTTCAAGATATAGTATTGATTACTTGTAGAAAGTCCAGATATGGTTGAAGTTTGGAAACTATACTCTACCAGTTCACCACTTTTAAATCCATGGTCATCAAAGTTAATTGTATGATTTGTAGTAGATACTTTGGAAGGAGATACAACTAATTTTCTGTTAGTATACCCCGATCCACCATTTATAATTTCAATGTCCGATACCACATTTTTAGAATTTGCTGTTCTAAATTTATGAGTTCCACTAGTTCCTGTAGAAAATCCTACGGTGTTAATTCCTGCCGCATAGTCTGATACAGATTCAAATATAGAAATTGTGATATTGTTTTGAACTTTAACAAAGTATGAGGAATTATTGATGAGCGTGGAAGAACCAGATCCTACCACTAATTCCGAATTACCATTGGAATTGTATATAATTTCTTCTCCATCTTGGAAATTGTGATCACTTAAAAATATAATCCTATTATTAGAAGTACTTATTCCTCCAGAATTTGTAGTTAATCTTCCATCGAATGATACTTCCCTAAATCTTCTAGTTAATATTGGTTTTATTACTGCACCAGTTCCATTTCCACCAGATATATCAATCGATAAAATTTTATCAATATCATAATTTTGAGAATCTACATAAATTTCTTTAAAACTACCAGAAATAACTGGTTGAACTAGAGCGCCAGATCCATTATCTGAAGATAATTCAATATTGGGTAAATTTATAACATCAAAATCCTCTCCACCACCAAAAACACTAATAGATTCTAATGGACCATAGTAAATTTTATCTTCGGACTTATAATTACTAATCTCAACACCATTGATCAACATTCCAGTTGTTCCAGGTTCTGTTTTTTTGCCTGGACTCTTAATATTTGATTTTAAAGGAAATTTTTTAAATAATTTTTGTGCTCCAATTTGATTAGTTCTGTGTGAATACAGAATAAAGGTGTGTGCAGATATTCCAGAATTTGGAACCGAAAAACTAAGATAATTAGTTCCACCAATAAAAGATCTTGATGTATAAAGACGTATGCTCTTTGGACTAATCACCTCAACATAATAAATTCCCTCCTCCAATCCAACAAGAGGAGACGTTAATGGGGAATAATAAATTTTATCGCCCGTAATAAAAGGAATATTTGTTGTAGAAGAAATTGTGGTATAATCACCAAGAGAATCCTTGTCCTGTAAAGAAGATAATGAGTTTATGGTAAATTTATATGTGCTTTTTGTTATATTATATCGGTAATTATTTGATCCACTTATAGATCCTGATGGTAAAGAATTTGATGCAATATAAGCATAATCATTGCTATCAGTGTATAAATTTTGTATATCCGATGTTAATGTATTATTGCCATTCTCAATTGAGACTCCAGAACTATTTGCAGTATTAATGATTCTTCTTAAATCATATTTTATGGAACTTTGTGTATCTGAAAAAGACCCATCAATACTTACATTATTTGAACTATTAATAGATTGAATATAAGGATTGTCAGAATCACTTTGTATTGCCCTAGTACCACGATCTACCAGTTCAACTCTATCTCCAACTTTTAAACTGGATCGATCAATCTCACTACCTAAAGTATAATTTGAATCTGTAGATACTACTTCATAACTAGACGCCGTATTATAAATCCAAGAGTTTGCAAATATTTCCGTATAATTTTTTGTTGCAGGATTTTTTATAAGATTTCCAAGATTTTTTACTTTTATTAAATCACCTTCAGATGCTTTTATAGAATTTGATTTTACTAAATCTGATAATACCCCAACAAATCTCAATTCAACCCTTTTAGTTGTATCACCATTTTCATATCCATAATAAATGTCATTGTTTCTTACTATTTCATTTTTTGATATTGCCTCAGTTATTCCAGAACAACCAAAAAATTGATTTATACTTTTACTTGTATATTCTATTGTATTATTTCCAGAATATAAAGTTCCACTCTGAGGAAATCCTATTGTAGAATCTACAGTAATTATAGATGATTCTGATGGCGATGATAACGTAGTTTTTGTGCTTGGTGTAATTACAAAATTTCCCTCTACAGCAGAAAAATCATTATAACCTACAAAAAGTGTTAGTTTGAAATATGTTTTGCCATTTCTCGTAAATGGTTCTATAGAAGATATAGAAGCACTAGTAGTTTCATCTGTTACCTTTTTTATGGTTTGTCCAACCAAATTAGAAGTGGTAATTCCAGATATTCCTTCTGCAATGACAACTTCTCTGTTAAGGTATTCTGAGTGTGATGGTTTTAATAAAAATTGTTCTAGATTTACAACGGATGGTGTTTCATTATAAAGGGCATTGAACAATATTCTAAACGACTCGTTTGTTCCTTTAGTTTGATAAAAAGATTTTAATTCTTTTAAAAACGTTCCTACGTCTAAACTAGAAGTAAAATTAGTATCTTGTAATTCATGTGCAATAGTAAATTTTAATTTATTGTAAAATTCTTTTAAAAACAAAGAACTAAGATTTTTTACTTTAGATCCTGAAGTATGAGATTCACTCTTAGTTTCTGTAAATATTAATTCTTCTTGATTTAAATCTTGGTGATATCCAGTTATACCAGAAAAACCTCTGATACATCCCGTAAAGGAATTTGCAGTGATGTCGGTATATGTAATTATTTCATCATCAATTTGGAAAAGACCATAATGTGGTGGAAACCCCTTTGTAGATTCTACCTGAATAGTATTTTCTGTAGATGAAATATTAGCAGAAAGAGTCGTCTCTCCAACAATTACTTCGGGAGTTAGGTTATCTAACTTGAGATATTGGTCTAAATTTTCTGCAATATCAATTGGACCACCTTGATATTCTTGTGATATGTAATATTGTTTTAAAAACTCAGATGCATTTGGATTTTCATCCAATATAAAACTCGGAAGTTGACTCTCAACAATTTGTTGAACCTTAACTCTAGATTCAAATCCAGTCTGTATCATATTAGTTTCTTGTTAGTTTCCCGTTTGAATAACTTGATGTATAATATTCTCTTGTAAAGAGATTTCCAGTTATTTCATCGCCAGAAGCGATTACGTCCCTTAGCATATTTATTTGACTTTTTGAAATATCAAATACCAAATACAAGTCCTTTAATCCAATAACATCATTAGATTCCGGAACAGCCTGCACTTCAATTACACCATTAGGTTTTGATGTTGAAATAATATTTACTGTTTTTAATATAATCTCACCTTTAATATAATCCACTGTTCCAGCATCTTTAATGACAACAACACGATTTCCATTAGAATCAATTTTAAAAATTGAAATCGTGCCCTTTGTTGAGGTAATATCAGTTGGTCTGGAAAGAAATACGTTACTAGCTTCTGCTGCGTTTGTTACGTTAATTTGACCAGCAGTAATATTTGGGGTATCTGCAAGATACACATCGGAAGATTCTCCAGAAATTTTAAATGCTGTTGATTTAATATTTCTACCTTTTGGATCAACATGGAATCTGTTACCAAAGCAAAGTTCATATTGAGCAAACGTATTTAGAGATGCCTTTAAGTCTCTTCTGATTCTTACTTTAGTAATGTTGGATGTAATTGATTTATCTGTATTGTCAATAGTTTGGAG